CCACTTAATAGAAACCCCGTTTTCAGAAGATATTGAGGCTAATATACCCGCTCCGCTTTCGATATTTCTTATCTTGTATTGAGTGCCAGATATATCTAAAACAGGCGCGCCCAAAGCATTCCCAGCCTGGCAGATAGAGCCAGTTACGCCTAAGCCATCTTTGAAATCATGAAAGCTAACTGTTTTGTTTGTGCCATTTACAACAAAGGTAAATAAATCACTATCATTTAGTGATGTGCTTACATTGAATTGACTTATCTTCATACTAGTCACTAGTATTAGTCTCCAATAAAATAGAGCCGCCCGACTCAGTTAAAACTTCATCTTCAGGGCATGGGTAGAAATTAGTTAAGTTGTCGCTGTAATATTCATTACCTGAACCTAAAGGTAAGGTGCAAGGTAAGGCTGTAGGCTGGATAGTTACCGTAATTTTACGTATATCACTAAGACCAGCTTTAGCCGCTTCGTTTAATTCAGCAGTTAACGGTAAGTCGTAATTAGGTAAAAGCCTTTTAGCAAGATTGCTAATAACACCGTCAACCGCACCGTCTGGAATGGTAATCAAGTCAGCTGGCAGTGTAACCGCAGTGTAACCAAGGCCAACAAAAGGCACCGTGTTCATCATACGATTAAGGTATCTGCGACCTGTTTGGAAATCGACAGTTTGAAGTGGCTGCTCTGCTGTCTGGACAAGTATTTCCTGCAGGGCATCACTTATGATAGTTTGTGCGGTTTCCATTAATCGGCCTTTTTGGTTGGCTTCTTAGCTTGCTTAGGTTTGGTTTTTGTCCAGCCTAGTGATAAAGCGTACTCTAAAGAAGTATCATTAACTGTCATTTCTGTGCCGCATTTCTTGTAAAGCTTGTGCATGTATCACCTCATTAATAACCTTAATAGCAGCCACTCTATGAATGGCTACGATAAGACTACTAAGCTCTACCAAAGCCCTGACCAGCGAAGAACGGGTTCATAACCCCGTATGCTGGACGGAAGTCAATACGAACTTTTTGTTGATTTTCTAAGAATCCAGTGCCTTTAGAGATTCGGAATTGTAAACCGTCCTCTGTAGTGGCAATGGTGTCAGTGCTGTAAAGCTTTTTCATTGGTACAGAACCAATTGCAAAGGCTTGTTTGTGCCAGAACAATGATGGTTGAATCAATGTAGCCGCCGCACCACCAAGAGTAACAACGTCACCAGATGTTAATGCTGAATCAACAGTATTGTATTGGCCACCAGTCTCAAAGATACCAGCACCAGATATAATCAATGTACCAGCACCAGAACCGTTAAGTGTCACGCTCTCAGTAACAGTGCCGCTATAAAGTATCTCTGCACCATTCTCATCAATGATTGGTTGACGTGTTGATAAGTTAAGACGGTTGCGACCTGTAACAGTAATTGTTTCACCAGCCGCAACAACTAAGTTAGCTTGGAACGCAGTCACAGCGATTGATTGCTGCAAGCTGTCTTTAGCTGCTAAGTAAGTTCCTGTTGGGGTGGCAGATAACGTACCAGCTCGATCAGCACCAACACCAGTTGTATAGCTACCAAGAGTGGTACAAGAAAGTACCTTCATTCCTGCAAAATTCTCAGTGATGGTAGCTCGCTGGTTAGCTGTCATGCTTCCAGTCTCACCGCCAAGACTGCGCTGGTCAGATGCTAAAGAACGCTGTGTAAACGGGTTAACCGCTGAACACCAGCCTCCATCCATTGGAACACCAGATGCCTGAAGAACTGCTCCTTGCTCTGCAATATGATCCCATGCAGTGATAGACGTTCCAACAGTACCAGCAACCAGCGCGGTATTCTTCAACATGAAGTTACCATAATCTAGCTCTAAATCTGTTGCGATGCGGGTAGCCATTGGGTCAAGAAGTTGGTCAAGTTGATCCATTTTCAATGCTTCATCAGCTTCATCGAAGTCTACAAAAACAGTGAAATAGTCCTGAACCGTACCAGTTGCTTTACCTGTGATAATGCTATTAGCAGTCTCGCCAGAAACATCGCCAGTTGCAGTACGTACAGATGAATAATCCGTAGGACGCTTAAAGTCGTAGTTCTCGCCAGTGTCTGGGTTGAACTTACCAGCTAAAAGCTGCGTGTTTACGTTTTTAGATAAAACGCGCTTGGTTTCAAACTTATCTAAGAATGTCTTAGCAAGCTTGCGACTAAAGTTACTGTCAAAATTATTAGCCATGAGTGGCTCCTCTTATTCAAATTTAGCCCCCTTTATATGCCTATACTTATTGGCTTCGGGGTCTGCGCCATTGCCTTGTAAATTAGTTGCAGGGCTTGGGGCGCTTGTTGTTTTCGGTTTTAATGCGCTAGCTTTTTGCTTAATACCGTCAAGAAACTTACTTACCTCAAAAGGGCTTGTTGATGCTAATGCATAGCCGTCTTGTGGATTAGCTGCGAGATGTTTAGTTATTAATGCCCCATCAGAATCTTTTAGTAAATGCAAAACTAAGTCATCTGATAAGCCGTAATTACCAACTATATTCCCCGCTGCCTGCAATTCTTCCTGGCTAATTCCAAACTCTTTAGCTCTCTTTGTGTAAGAGTCAATAGCGTTTGATATCTCAAGCTGTTTTGCTTGCGCTGCTTGTTGCTGTGTCGCCTGTTGTTGTTGTTGCCAAGTTTGCTGTGATACGTTGAACTCTGCCTTTTTCATGATAGCTTCATCACGGGCTTGAATCTTTTGCTCGTAATCGTCATCAAATGCATCAGGCAAAGGCGGTATATCACCAACACTTGCTTCTAGCTCTGCTCGTTGCTTTGCTTCAAACTCTGCAACTCTGGCCTTCTGTGCTTCTAACTCACGTTCTAGCTGTTTCTTTTCGCCGTATTGTTTGTTAAATGCGTCATTAGCTTTTTGCTTTGCTAGCTCAACTTCATCAACTTTAGGTTCAGCTTGTTCGTTTGATTCATCTTGAACTTGATCCCCAGTTTCCGAGTCTGAGACAGAATCATTTATTTCAACGGGTTCGTTAATTTCTTCAACGTATTCGTCGTTTTGCGGAGTTTCACTCATGATTAAAGACCTTTTAGGCATAGACTTGATAGTCGGAGCGGCTATTGAAAGGTTAGCCGTTGACCTTGTTGCGTATTTTAACATTATGGTTTAAACTCTCATATATGGGCGTTATGCCCATAGTTAAAATTGAGAGGTTTATCGTGTTATGGAAAGTATTATTTTTGATTATATCGGCTACGTGTTTGTTTTTTGTGCTGCGTTTTGTGTCGCTGCTCCTATTCTGCTGTATCTTGTCAGTCTTGTTGTGGCAGTTGTTTGGAAGGTCATTGATGAGGGGGATTCTGAGCCACCTTATATTCTTAAAAAGATAATGCCATTCTTGTGGACGCCTCATACCATAGTTAAAGAAGGAGGGATGTATTATATCCAAAGAGTTTCAGACACAAGGGTCTACGATAGGATTAATAAAGGATGGAGCGCGTATTTTAACTCGGGGTTTGACAGCGATATAAATGCAAGAAATAAGGCTGAAAGCATGGACGATGACTCTAGCTTTAACTTTAGGTTTGTTTTTAATGCAACCGCCTATTTTTTCATTCTTGGCGTTGGATTTATTCTCATCCCAACAATAACAATGTATGCATTATCATCAGCATTATGCTTACTATCCTTGCGCTGGAGTCGGAGAGTATACAAGAAGGTTAAGAAGCTTAAAGTTTCGCTAGATAACCACACTAAAGACAAAGAAGCTCACAAATGAAATGTGAATCTAATATGAAGCTGACACTAGTTGTCAATAGCGTAAGACTATCCATAGCGCCAAATATAGGCTGCTCGATAACACGTAAGGATATCAATAACTGTGAGGTGCTAGCTTCCAAGCTAAACGCCTTACCAGATACTATTGCGGAGAGAATCATTGAAATGTGAATTTACAACAATCATCCACTCAAAAGGCTGGACTGTATGGGATGCCTGCGAGAGATGGGGTATCAGATACGATGTATGGCGTAGAACATGCCGCAACATTCAAGATAAACATAAGCAGCAACTCAGAGATAGGTGTGCTGGGTTAGAGGATAAATCATGATTGATAGCCTTGATTGTAAGGTATGGGGATTGATTAAGGAGAGTGAAGAATGAAAACAAAAATTGCTAACATTGAACATGTAATAGAGAAAGGCTTTGAGAAGTGCCGCAAATTCAATAAGGTTATCGTGGCTATTGGAAGGTATGAAGAAGATGACAGCGAAAATAATATAATCAATATCATTCCAATAAAAAATAAAGGTAGTGTTCACTCAAAGTCAACGCTAATAGAAACATCAATAAAAGATGTTCGAGATGTGGCTGAGCTGGCTATATACTGCTTACTTAAATCCAAATTAAAGTTTAAGTCTGTAAGTATGGAGAATATGGACGGCTCAAAAGTTGACGTTAATAACCCGAAAGCATCAATAAGGCTTGACGTTATAATTAAGGAGGATAAATCATGAAAAAATTTAAATTGCCAGATTGGACGAAATCGATAGCTAGTGATAGTAGTCTTTCCTCTAAGGATGTGGCTAAAATATTTGGATATAAGGGCATAAACGGCCTAACAAAAAGCATTGCACTTGGGTATGTGCCTCCACCTGACAGTAAGTGCAAAAGAGCACCGCATGTTATAGCAAAAAGCATGTGGTCAATGGGGTATCTCAGAAGGATAGAATCAGAGCAAGAGGATAAATCATGATTAATGAGTGGAATAACAGCGTTGAATATTCACTAGGTGATATTGTTGAGGTGCGCACACAAGTTAGGATAAAAAGGAAGGCTAAGCGTAATAACAAGCGTAAATTTCAAATGGCTGTGCGTGATGGGTTATGGGCTGTTAAGGATAAATTATGATTATTAATATAGATAAGAAGTACGTAGGTCACTATATGATTAACGATTACAGAGTGGGAGACAATGTTAGCGTGAAGATAGCGGACGCTTTAATTATCGCTATTGATGGTGATACGTACACCTTAGAAACCTCCAATGAAGAGCGTGATAAGTTTGTTATTGAGGCTATCGAGAAGCTATGCCATAGCAATCCAGACGCAACAGAAGAAATATTTGAAGCATTATACGATGCAGGAGCTAGATTTAAATGATATACCTACTATTCGGCGCTATCGGCTTCCTTGCCGCTGGCTTTACTGGTGTTGCTATTGGTGTGATAGTGGCTATTGTTATTGAATTTATTTGGGCGGTGGTGAGATGAGATATAAATACTACGCTAGGCTTCGCGGCACTAACAATGAGCTGCGATACTTTGAGATAATAGACTATGTTAACGGCTCATATATGGTCTATATTGATTTTATATTTCCAATGAAATTAACTAGAATAATAGCTAAGGCGGTAGCGAGATGAATAGGCTATTTCCTGAAAATTCGTATATGGGTGCGTGCCAATGCGGAGAAGAATTTATAGCCCCCAAAGGTGTTGTTCACTGCCATAAGTGCCTGTATGAAAAACTAAGACTGCTTGATAAGGAATGCGAGGCGTACAAGGGAGTGTTGCTATACTGTAAGCACAATAAGACTGGGCAAGGCGCAA